CAGAGGCTTTTTCCTCTGCTGTAAATGTTCGTCTCATTCAAAAAACCTCCGCAACCCCATGTTTTCACATAACTGTTGCGTTGACCAATTGAATCTACAACCGCGCTCTTGATGTCAGACTCCCTGAACAATTCTCGTTAATCGGGAAACTCAGAGCGCAGTATCCTGTGGTCACACTTTGCCACGTGTTCGGGGTTCATCGCAGCAGCTACAAATACTGGGGAAAAAGCCTCGAAAAGCCAGATGGCAGGCGAGCTGTGTTACGCAGTCAGGTTCTGGAGCTGCATAACATCAGTCATGGTTCTGCTGGCGCAAGAAGTATCGCGATTATGGCAACCCTGAGAGGCTTTAAAATGGGACGCTGGCTTGCCGGAAAGCTCATGAAAGAACTGGGTCTGGTGAGTTATCAGCAGCCTACCCACCGATATAAACGTGGTGGTCATGAACACATAGTTATCCCGAATCGCCTTGAGCGACAGTTCGCAGTGACTGCACTGGCTCATCGCGACTGGACACGCTTTGTTGAGATAGAGATTGGCTTGTATAGCAATCGATTTGAAGTTATTAGCCCAGGGGCGCTGAATAATTCGATGTCGGTTGAAAAGATGGTTGCAGGTCAGCGTTCACCACGTAATACGATTATCATGGAAGTCTTACGTGATTATGGTTACGTTGATTTCAGGGGATGGGAGTCAGGACAAAGATTATTCCACTAACACAGGCCATGAGTGGCCAATACCCTGAGTTTACTGCAACAGATGATTATTTGAAAACAATACTTTATCGCTCACCATCGTCTTGATATATAAGGTCTGGCCTTTCCATCCATAAGAAAGGCCATTGCTGTAAAAAATAAATTACCCGCGACTGCAGCCGAAATTACGGTCCCCATCACCGACTATTTTAGTTCTTACTTTGGTCATGTAATCCACCCTGTTCATCAAATCGCTATAAGTCTGCTCAAAGTTGTCCCTTTTACGATTTAGGAGATATTTTCCATTTGATGGGTAATTAACTAGCTTCCCAGAGTCATCTATCGGGATGCCAAGTGCACTGTACCAGGCTGTTGTTATCATTGTACGTAACGTGTTACGCTTTAAGTCATAATCCCCCAAATGATAATAAGCATCCTGATTGAAACACAATATCAGATGGTAATGCCGTTTTCCATTTTTGGTATATTCTCGGACCCATGCGTAACGTAAGGTTGAATGTCGGGTATCAGGCCAGTCTTTTCGTTGAGTTTTAATATGCTTATCGTGTTCAAGCTTTGCTTTTAACGCACTGGTAAAGCGAGATATAGCACCAGAGTCAACTCTGGGTTGAAAGAATGGGTTATCCATATTTTCTGTATCAATTGGATCATGCAGATCAACACGAAGAATCATTGAGTTAGGATGTTCGTTGAGGGAGTCATCAATAACCTGTTGTATTCTATCCCGATATAGGGATACGTGTGATCCGAATTCACTATCGTATGTCATATTGTATCCTATTTATTGATATTGGTGTAGGTAATATATACAATATATATTACCTATCATGATAACAAACTATTAGCCGGACTGGGCTCGGTGTTTGTTTTTACTCCTGAATTAAAATCATTTGTTATCATCAAAGCACGGGGTTTAAACCAGCTATGGTTATCAATGTGGTTTTGCCTTTCTTTGCCACTAGTATTCTATTTTGAGAGTACAACATACCGAGTAATTCATTTGCTTTACTACGCTTTCTAAATTTATTAGGACCATATTGGAGAACAGTATTTTTAGTAATGTAAGGTACAACAAGGCGGTTACAATGATTTTTTATCCACCAATAAAGCTCATCCGCCTCCGAGATTGCGGGCGTTAATTCCTGAGGTTTAGAAAATATGTGGATGTACTCATTAACATACCAGGTAGTTATCTTCACAGCATCTTCGACTGCAGAAAGAGATATATCTCCATCATTGCCATTAAAATAATGCAGCAGAGAGGCCACTCTGGCCATATTTTCTGCGACCTTAGATGCATAGTCTCTAAAATCTGATAAGGTGCCGAGTAAGCCCATATCTGACTCCACCTTGTTATAAAATTCGATCCAGCGATTTTCTGCTTCTACAGAAAATCGCAGGCAAAGACGATCATTTTGATTATCTCTGGCAATACTTTCGTTAACTATCTCCATCAGTCGTTGATGGAATACCGGCAAATGTTCGCTTGAAACAACGGGGCTGGAGATTCTTCTGGAACCTTGCTTTGAATCAGGCTGGCATATGAGACATCGAGCGAAAAAACCGATCCCTTTGGCTGTATCGCCTTTACGTTGCAGATAACCTTTAAACACATCAGGCTGAACCATAAGTGCTAGCGTCAGTCTGGCATCTCTGATTAATTTCTCTGGCTCACTTTTCCTTTCCACTGAAAATGTTGCGCCATCCCACATTTTGTTGATGAAAGGCAGTTCGTTCAGCGTGTAACCGTTAAAAATAGTGCCAGCCTCATCAGACATGATACCGATAGATCGCCAATAACCACAGAGGTAATCTTTAATAGCCGCAGGAGTGGCATCATTAAATATCTGCTTGAACCTGATCGGTGGTTGCTGGTGCGACGCCAACAGCGCTTTAAGTTGTTCATTTGTCGCCAGATGATCTTTGTTACGGCGAATATCTGATTTGAGTTTTGACATCAGTGCTTTTCTTTCAAAATTAAAAATTTCTTCATCACTTCGCCAGGTATTAAGAGCATGCGTGTACTTATCAAATAATTCTTCCTCCAGTTGATATAATGGCTTCATCAGCATTTTATCAACCGTACTTTTCCGTTCGCCAGATTCTGCAAGTGTCAGCAAGTAAAGTGATACTGGGCTACGTAGATTAGTAAGTCGACAAACATCAATCCGGTTCTGACAGGCAAGAGATATTACCCCAAGAGCAGAAGCAGCAATCAAACCTTGAGGGGCCTGCGTATGCTGTTCCACTTCATAAATTGCATTTCTGATAATCTGAGGGAACGCATTTACAGGAAAAGGATGACCGTTAAACATATAATACCTCTAATACAATTCACGTTAAAAAATTCTGCGCAAGTTGTTATTCCGCTATTAATAGCAGAAATAGCAGGATGAAATAACTCTAATTACAACATTTTGAATGTATGTTAGGTAATTACTTCAAATAAGTTTGCTGCGTTGCAATAGCCATTCATCAATCTCTGATTCAACCCATCCAACAGATTTCACTCCGAGCATTCGCTTTTTGGGGAAGGAAGCGTCGTAACGCGGTGATTTGGGGTTCAACCAGTCGTAGATTGTTGCCCTTGCCATACCAGTTTTTTGGATTACCGTAGGTAAGCGGAGTATCCTAACGGTTGATGGATTGTTCATGCTTGATTGCCTCTCGTTAGTTCATTTTGGTTGTAGAAAGATTAGCGGCAAGCATTAATGCAAAAAATCCGCGTACCAAAAATACATTTTTTACAACACTTAACTAATTGATATTTGGTGTTTTTATGTTGACAGCGATTGAGTTTTGCGAAGAAATTAGTCAAAAATCGGTTTGTCTTTCTGGGCAGATGGTCGAATGTGATTGGGACATATACATTGATATGCTCAGCGAAAGTTATCCTGCGATACTGAAGGAACTAAGCGAAATGCGAGATCAGTTCTGGAATTCTGATAAGGTAGGAACACGTGTGGTTTTGTATAGTGCTCCATCTCATGAAGAGTATAAATATTATACTGGTGACAGAGTGGGTCAATTAATAGAGGAATATGCTGAATTATATGATCCAGTTCAGGAATGCTGGAAAGAGTTAAAGTCACGTATTTTCAGGGGAACATTTTCTCATCTTATTCAGGATCCTTTTTTAATTAATGATGTGTTTAAATCACATCTATTTTTTGCCTCGATGTCTTATCAATGGGGAAAATCAGTTATGTCAGAGAATGAGTGTGTTGCTATTAAAGCATTCATTAAATCTTCTGAATTATTTGATAGATGTATTGGTATGTCATGGTTTCATGTTTCTGTATGTGCTCAAAAAAAATTATCCCATGTTAGAGCTAAAGCCGGAAAACAAGGTGGGAGCAGTAAAGCGGAAGTATATCGAGTAATTCAAGATAAACTTGTTTATTTGATCAATGAATCTGTTCCTGAAGGTGGGTGGAAAAGTAAAGCAGCTGCGGTAAATGCTCTCATTGATCCTTTGTGGGACTTTATTAAAGAGTCAAATTTTGACATTAATAATGAAAGTAAAAAATATCGTATCGCAACAATGAGCCAAGATGCTTTGGAAGATACCATTATTAAAAACTGGTCAAGAAATATTGAAAGTATCAAATTGGCTTTAGATAATACAGTTGCTAGAAAAAAGAAAGTCACAGGATAAAAGCCCGTATTATTAATAGTTGAATTATCAGCACCCATTATGGGTGCTGATAAAGGATTCATCCCACAAGCCGTATTCCCCTAACCCCACTATTAACGATACTGCCGCTATCTGCTGCTTTTACAAAATCAGCCCACCATTGCATCATCGGACGACGTTGCTCAAGATAATCACTGCGGTTATAAGCGCGACGCACCTCATTTTTGTCTACATGAGCAAGCGCTGCTTCAATGACATCAGGTGGAAATCCTTCCTCATTGAGTGCCGTACTGGCGATAGAACGCAAGCCGTGTGAAACAAGTACACCTCCTAAGCCAGCACGCTTGAGTGCTGCATTCACTGTTTGGCTATTCATTGGTTGGTTGGGCTTGATACGGCTAGGAAAGATAAATTCTCGGCCACCACTGAGAGGCTTCATCATTTCCAGAATAGCAAGAGCCCCATCAGATAGTGGAACCGTATGGTCCCGGTTCATCTTCATTCGAGCTGCAGGAATTTTCCATTCGCTAGCATTGAAATCGATCTCATCCCATCGAGCCTCAGCAGCTTCGGCAGGGCGGGTGATGGTTAGAAGTTGCCACATGAACAGGCATCGTGTGGACAGGCTGATACTTGCCGTGCGCATAGTCTGCATTAATTGTGGAAGTTGATCCGGGCGGATACTAGGCATGTTTTTCTTCTGCGGTTTCTCGAATGCTTTCCCGATGTTAACGCTGGGAACAGCATCAATTAGGCCTGTGTTCTGAGCATAAATCATGACTTCGTTAATACGCTGACAAAGGCGGCGAACAGTCTCTAATGCACCTCTGGCCTGAACCGGCTGCACTGCTTTAACCAGAGTATGAGCCTTAATCTCGGTGACACTGATATCACCGATTGCTGGGAAAACATCTCTCTCAAGCGAGCGCCAGATATCATCGGCATAGTCCTCTGTTACGCTGGCTTTCTTCACATTCCACCAACGCTCGGCAACTAACAGGAAAGTGTTGGTTTTAGCCTCTTGAGAATTTCTAACCTGCTCTTTCTGATGTTCCTGAGGATCAATGTCTTTCGCCAATAAAACTCGAGATTCAGCTCTGAGTTTACGCGCATCAGAAAGGGAGACAGCAGGGTAGGCTCCGAAGCTTTGCTTGGTTCGCTGTTTTGTCAGAGGTCGATAGTAACGGAATTGCCAGAGCTTACTACCACTGGACTTGATTAACAGAGTAAGCCCGTCACCATCATATAGCTGGTAATCGGCATCTTTAGGTTTGGCGGCTTTGATTTCCGTATCGGTTAACGGCTTGGTTTTTCTTGCCATGGGGAGTCTCCATGCGTTTAGGCCCAACGAAAACAATAGAGCTTTTCGTTGGGCCTATCAATGGGCCTAAAAGGTTCGGATTTAATTAGTTCTCTTCGGACTTCGCGGGACAAAGTGAGGGCACAAAAAAGCCCGCAGGGCTTGCGCCGTGCGGGCTCTTAGGACTTCATCGGATGACTCTGGTAATCACCGATGGAGAATTTTGGTGGAGCTGGCGGGAGTTGAACCCGCGTCCGAAATTCCTACATACCATTTTTACACTAACGAAATCATATTTTTTCATTTTAAATCATGATGTTAGTGTTAATCTGTGTTTGCTTGTTTTACTTGTTTTTAGTGCTCTGCCGCCAAAGTGCCGCCATTTATTAGCGATGCCAGTTGAGGTTATGAAGTGGATTTTTGGTAACGGCATCTTCCAGATGATCCGGTGCAAAATGGGCATAAATCATGGTCATTTTAATATCAGCGTGCCCTAAAATATCCCTCAATACTAAAATGTTTCCGCCGTTCATCATAAAGTGGCTGGCGAAAGTGTGGCGCAGAACGTGGGTACATTGACCTTCAGGTAGTTCAATTCCAGCTCGTTTTACCGCACGCTCAAAAGCCTTTCGGCATGGTGTGAATAACTTTCCTCTGTTTTTGGGTAATTCTTCATACAGTTCCTGAGAAATAGGAACAGTTCGGTTTTTCTTTCCTTTTGTTTTGGTATAGGTAATTCGATACTTTGATATCTGGTTACCTTGCAGGTTTTCGGCTTCGCTCCATCTTGCCCCGGTTGCCAGACAAATCTTGGCAATCATTAGCAGACTGGGACTTTGAGATTCAGCACAAGCGTCAAGCAGGCGTTTGATTTCATCAGCAGCAAGGAACGCCAGTTCACCCTCTGCAATTTTGAAAGTTGGCAGACCGGCGAGAGGGTTGGGTGCAGACCAATGTCCCAGCTTTTTCAGTGTGCCAAAAACTGAGGATAGGTTACGTTGTTCAAGGTTCACCGTTCTGGGCTTAACTGGTGACATGAGCACACCATCTTCGTTTTTGACCTCACCTTTTAATCTGGCTTCCCGGTATTTTGTGAAATCACCTGCTGTCAATTCAGAAGCGATGGGATCGCCAAGCCCATTACAAATGATTTTTAACTTAGCCATTAATCGCTTAGGGTCAGCGAGTGTCTGACCGTACAGGGAATACCATTGCTCAATCACTTCTGACAGTTGTCGCCGATCTTCCTTTTCTCCCAGCCAAGGTTTCTTGTTTACCTCGTCCATGGTGAAATTCTCAAACGCAATGGCTTCGCCTTTCGTCGCAAATTGTTTGCGTACGCGTTTGCCATCTCGCCCGTTTGGGTAGCATTCACATAACCACTTTCCGTTCGGCTGTTTTCTGATGGTCATATCAAAGGCTCTTAATGATTTTCAGTGCGCGGCCTATTACCTTAATGTCATCCAGTTCGCACTCAAACGATGAATCATCCTGATGCACTACTAATCTGTTTCCCGGGAGTCGTGTCAATTTTACAATGCTTTTTATCCCGTCGATGTCCACTAACCACGTACCATTTACTGGTGGTGTTTGGTTGCGATCTATTAAATAAGAATCACCAGAAGTAGTCACCAGCAGCAGGTTGCTTGAGTCTGAGGGGAGTATGCTGCTATCAATGATTGCTTTTCCAGCATCGACCAATAAACCACCGTTGAGAGTTGCCTTTTCAATTTCAGGAGATACAAGCTCAGAAAGAGGTTTAACCTTGCTGGGGTTCACGGAATTGATATTTTTTTTAGGGTCAATGTTTGAACCTGGCTCGCCCTGTCCGGTGGTTAGCCATAGTAAAGAAACTCCTGTTTCCAAGGCGCACTGAATCACCCATTCTGCGGGAAAGCTATCTCTTAAGTATCTGTTTGCCATAGTGCTTTTTGATGCACCTAAGTGATCGCAAAGTTGCTGTCTGGACTTGAAATCATAGGCTGCCATTAGTCTATGGATAGCCTCTCTTCCCCCTGTATTCTCGCCAGCTTTTACCTGTATCATTTCTTAATCCTATTGACGTATCAAATATTGGATCGTAGTATCTCGATGTATCAAATATTGAATCTAATAAAACAAGATAAAACTACATAAACCAAACCTTAATCGAGAGATACTGCACTATGAGCAACGACATTTCAATTCGTGTACCAAAAGTGATGGCGACACCTGCAGAGTTCGCGGAATGGGAAGGCCGCTCTCGCGGTTCGGTATATCAAATGATTCATAATGGTAAACTCGCTAAGTTTTTGGAAAGAAAGGAAAAACCGAAAGACAGAGTATGCATACGTTACCTTGAGTACAAAAAGGAACAAGTCAGGAAAAACATGGGCCAATCCAATTTCAACTTTAATGTCATCGTTGGTGACTAAGTTCAATTATGAGAACTTTCTAAGGTGGCAGCATGTTTGATTACAAAATTTCCAAACATCCGCATTTTGATGAAGCCTGTAGAACTTTTGCACTACGTCACAATATGGCGAAGCTGGCAGAACGTGCAGGAATGAATGTTCAGACACTGAGAAACAAACTCAACCCAGATCAACCGCATCAGCTCACCGCACCAGAAATCTGGCTGCTTACCGATCTGACTGAAGATTCAACGCTGGTAGATGGTTTTCTGGCTCAGATTCACTGCCTGCCATGCGTACCGATTAATGAGGTGGCAAAAGAGAAACTGCCACATTACGTCATGAGTGCAACCGCAGAGATCGGGCGTGTTGCTGCAGGTGCGGTATCTGGCGATGTAAAAACCAGTGCAGGTCGTCGTGATGCTATCAGCAGCATTAACTCTGTAACACGACTGATGGCGTTGGCTGCTGTTTCATTGCAGGCCCGTTTACAGGCTAACCCTGCGATGGCGAGTGCAGTTGATACCGTGACTGGCCTCGGTGCTTCATTCGGTTTGCTGTGAGGTGCTTATGCTGACGAAAGAACCATCATTTGCATCGCTGCTGGTAAAGCAAAGCCCGGCAATGCACTACGGTCACGGCTGGATCATGGGTGAGGATGGAAAACGCTGGCATCCGTGCCGTTCACAAGATGAATTGCTGGCAGAACTATCTACGAAGAAACGGGGGAACAAATGGCTATTGAAGGCGCTGCGGCGACTGTTCCATTAAGCCCCGGTGAACGCCTGAATGGACTTAATCACATTGCGGAGTTAAGGGCGAAAGTATTTGGCCTGAATATTGAGTCAGAGCTTGAGCGGTTTATTAAAGATATGCGTGATCCACGGGATATCAATAACGAACAAAATAAACGAGCACTGGCTGCCATATTCTTTATGGCAAAAATTCCAGCTGAACGTCATAGCATCAGCATTAATGAGCTGACCACTGACGAAAAGCGGGAGTTGATTAAAGCAATGAATCATTTTCGTGCAGTGGTGAGCTTATTTCCCAGACGGCTAACCATGCCGAATTAACCAACTAATGAAATTCATGGCGTAAACCCGCCGGGCATCCCTTTATCTAAATTCAGGAGAATTGACAATGCGTAATATTGAAACCCGCGCCACTAAAACCGGACCGGATGATGCAGGGCTTAATCTTTTACTGACAGAGGCTCGTCTGGAAGAACGCCGGGCAAGGGCTGAAGCAATGGCTGCCCGCCTTGATAGTCTTGCGTGTCATATCACATCCCGCCAGCTAAACCACGTCGAAGCGGCAGAACTGCTGCGTGTGACCGCTGAAGCAATCCAGAACGAAGCGCAGGAGATCCACTAATGGCTGATGCAATGGATCTCGTACAGCAGCGCGTTGAAGAAGAACGCCAGCGCCATA